ATTCCACTCGGTTAATAATCTGATAATTTCTTTTTCTTCCATTGGTTCAAGGTATCGTTCTCTACCATTGTCTTCTTTTTGCCATTCAATATGAGGCATTCTATTAAGATGATAAATAGACTGTCTCTGATTAGCAAATCTTAACATCTTACTGATTGAAGAAAGATAACGATTAATAGTAGCAGGAGCAAAACCCCTGTCTTCTAATGTGTCCACAAGGCTCTCAATGTGGCTATCGTTAACTTCAGTTACAAGTATTCCCTTGCCAAGCATTTCAATAACTTTCTCGGCTCGTTTAGATTGCAACTTTTCCCAACCTTTCAATGTTAGTTTGCGGTGTATTTCCGTAAGCAACTTTAAATTTCTTTGTTGCATTTTATACCTCCGTTTTTTATTTTAATATATTTTATACGTTTTTAACATGCAAAATACGCCGTCTAGTCTTAGACAGCGTTTCGGCTAATAAAGCCTCGTCAGTTTTGCTTTTATTCACCGACTAGTACCCCTTTTTAGAGTTTCTATTATTATTAGAGTTATCCCTGTCAGAATTATCATTTTTAATTCCAACGGCATTTCCGTCAACAGTTGTATCATTTGTTTTCTTTCCAAAGATAGCGTCCCACCCCTTCTTATACTTTTCAGAAGGGATATGAACGCCATCTCTTATTTTGTAAGATTTAAAGCCTGACAAAATTAATACTCTGATTGTTTCATTGTTATAGATATACTTATATCGTGAGCGTCATAAGCGTCTTGCATTTCACTTAACATTGCAACAAAAGGTTTTATGTTCATTCCCTGACTACTTTCTATAGTTGCCAAAGTTTGATTTTTCTTTGTCTTGTTTTGTTCGTACTTCGTGCCGATAACTTTCACATTGTGCTTGTCAATGTACATGGGTTGCTCCTTTGTTTTTGTTGATTGTTGATTGACTTTATAAAAAGTCTCAAAGCCCACTGATTAGAATGGGCTTCAAGTCTCATTATAATTGTTTATATTCTCCACCCTCTTTATAAAACAGCCATGCGTCACCTACGTCAGCCATTTTAAAATCTAAAGGTTCAAAATCTATTGTAGATTTACCGCTAGAGCCTAAAGAATAATAGTAGCCATAACTTTTTGGCATATCCTCGTCACTACCTCCGTCACCGATAGTGTAAAACTTAAAGCCATTTTCCCTAATAGCTTTTTTTACTTCATCTTTTTTATATGTTTTACATTCATCACTTTCAGTTGACCCTCTCAAAATTCCGTCATCTTCAAAGTAATAAACATATTCATAATTATTTAAATTAATTGCCATAGTTTACTCCGTTGTTGATTGATAAAAAAAAACACGCCGTCTAGTCCTAGAACCAAACGGCGTATCTTGTTGCTGACTTACTGACCTTCAGATTTTTCGGTTTCTTGTTCTGATACCTCTGCAACCTTTTTATCTTCTTTGGGTTGCTCGGCGTGGTCTGCTTGCCATGCTGTTTTAATTTTGCGTAACTCTGCATAATATTGCGGGCTTTTAAACTCGTGGGTCATTAGCTTATGAACCTTCGAGGAAATTTTACAATATTATTTTTTACGCTACGATATAAAACGGCTTTTAATCCGTTTCGTACCTTTACAATTGCGAAAGAATGTTCGTCACACTCTCGCAACTGTTCGGCTGTAAAAAGGGATAATTGCCTACTAGGCATTTATAAACCCTTCTTGAATAGCAAAATGAAACATCTTTAATTTCAAGGCTTTGCTTTTTGTTTTATTGTACAAGTCAAAAAATACATTTTTATCTTGTGTGAATTGCCATTTTTCTTTGGCTTCATTGTTTTGTATTTTTTGGACTGCTCTATGAATTTTAGCCATAGTGTACTCCATTTGTTAGCGTTGATTGATTAGTTGCTTATGCAACAGACAAGCCGACAATGTGCCAGCTTGTTTCGACTATTTAAGTCTCTTCAGTGTTGCTTTTAGTTTCTTCTATAAATGTAATAATCAACGTCATTGATGTTGGCTTCTTCTTCGCCTCCATCATAATGATTTAATGAATGACCTCTGCCTTCTATTCTTGCGTCATCTTTCCATCTTTCATCATCAAAATACATTTTGGAATTTTCTGGCACATCTGGCAGAATACACTCATCTATGTAATTGTCTAAAGCCTCGTCCCATGCCTTATCTGCTTCACTGTCAGTCATCACAGTGTAATCCCTGTCTGAATATTCATTAATTTTATAAAAATCAATGTCTTGCCAAATTTCAAAAAAATAATCATCAACGTGATATTTTGAAAGTTGCCTTTCAATAATAACACAAGGCTCATCTTGTTCGGTTTGATAATTATCATCTCTTAAAGTTACTGCAACAGCTTTAAGCCTATCGCTCGGCTCGTCTGTTCCCTGTGTCCAAAAAGAAAAATTATTATAAGTGTGTTTCACTAAGTCGTCAGCATTTCTGCTAAACTTTTCTTTTTTTTCTATTGTGTCAGTTTGCATTTTCTACTCCGATTGTTTGATTGATTAGTTGCTTATGCAACATACAGGCAGAATATTTCCGCCTGTTTCGACTATTTAAGTCTCTTCAGTGTTGCTAAATTTTTGAAAATCCTTCAATTTTATCATTTTTAATTAATTGCGCATAATCAATTTCATTATGATAAAACTGTAATTCAGACAAAACATAATTAAATTTGTTTTCATCTTCAACAGTATTAAACATGGTGTTTTTTCTAATGTTCACTAAGTCATCAACTATTTTAAAAAGGTCTCGAACCTTTCCAAATTCCGTTGCTGTTTTTATAGTTGGGTAACCATGCTTATAGGGTTCTTGTCTTAATTGTTTAAGTGTCAGCATTGTTTGCTCCGATTGTTTGATTGATTAGTTGCGTATGCAACAGACAAGGGCGAAGTGTCCGCCCATGTTTCGCCTATATAAGGCTCGTCAGTGTTGCTGATTATGTTTGTTTTGTTTCTTGCCAAAACTTTCTAAAATATTTGTTTAAATAACGATTTAATTGTAATCGCTGTTTATCAGTCATTATAAAAGTTTCGTTTTTTCTCGTACAATAATTAAATATTGTCCGTTTAGGTTTAATTATAATATTCATGTTTTAGTTATCCATTACGCCAAAGGCGTTCAATATAGTAAATAAAAAGAAACTAACTGAACAAATCCACGATAACGTCATTAATAAATGGTCATTGAATATTAAACCTAATACAAAACCACTTATTGAAATAATTAACAAACTTAAAAAAATAAGTATTTGCATTAATTACCTGCTTTCTTGAATACTTCATCTTGAGATATTGTTCTTGCCTTTGCCTTGTCACACATATTCATTTTTAAATATTTTCCAATGTGCTTACTTGTTGTGACGCTCCATTTCTTAGCCGTAACAAAAAAGCCGTCTATGTCATAACCTGCAACAGGTGTTTCATAGCTGAACAACATTTCTTCACAAAGTGCGTTATTCGGATTTTTTAATACAGTCATGTTTGAACCTAATTTTTTAAGTTGTGTCATTTTTTTTTCCGATTGTTTGATTGATTGTTTCGGACTTGTCTGTGTCCTCGTCAGTGCAATAATTAAATTACATACAACCGCATGAGCCAACCTATTTTGAAATTCCACGACACAGCAAATAAGCACTATGGCATGAAACCAAAATCACCACCCTTTTAGAGAGTTCGCATTTGGCTCGGGAGGACTACCCACACATCTCAGAGAACAACTCGCCCAGAAAGTCCGTAACTAAGGACATCACCATGTGTGGCTCATTTTTTTTTGTATGTAGATAAAAAAAAAGTTAAAAAATAAGTACTTCCCCTCCTTAAACCATGCGAATTTAGGTGTCAACACTTAAAATAAAATAATTATAAATAAGCTAAAAATCCCTATAATAGCCATTTATAGGATTAAATAGTTAATTACTAGGAAAGTGAAAAGAGAAAGATTTAGAGCCTTTTATAATACTAACCTTGTTTAATCTTTTAGTTGCTCTGTATTTCTGCTGTGCTTTTCTCTTGCTGTCTCTGCCTGCATTGGATTGTTTATATTTTTGAATGGCTTGTCTTTGCCCTTGTGTGGTCAATGTGTCTACTCCTTATCTTTATTACTATTAAATATGTACCTATCAATGGAATACTAATTGTTAACCTTTGGTAGATACTTAAAGAGATACCTTAAGAGATACACATAGATAGCTTTATTATATCTACTCTCTAAAAGTGTAAGTTTACTAATAGTGTAAGATTACTAATAAAGCCTTTAATTACCCATGAGCAATGACACAGGGCAACCCTGTAATCGTGCTGTGTGTGGCTCTGTGTGGCTCTGTGGTGTGCTTTGTGTGGTGCTTTGTGTGGTTTGTGCGTGGTCTGTGCGTGAACGCAAAAAAACAGACTATCTCTTACACACGCAAAAACATTTAAAAAGTCCGCAGGTGTGCAAAGGATATACTGTCCTTATACACAAAAAAATCCGCATACTGCTTATATTCTAGGCGTTTCCTGTGGATTTTATGGCGTGGCATGGGGGAAACTCGCCTTCTCGTATATACGAATACCCCCACAGAATTTTTTATTAAATATTTGCCATACGTTCTGCCATACGATTAGCACGATTGGGAGTTTGCTTTGCCCATCTACTATCTAGCATTTCCACACTGGCAGTCTTATAGTCCTCTTCTTGTAATGCTTTGAGCATACCCTTAAACTTGGACACCCCATAAGCACCCATTTGGTACACCATTTCGACAACCAAATGCTTGGCAGTCTCGTGTATGTTAGGACACATCTGTAGTAATTCTTCTGCACCATTAAGTGCAACATTAAAATCTTTATCAAACAAGGCGTCCCACCCTGCTTTGTCTTTAGGTGGTACTTCACCATCTAACATTTTATGACCATAGCCACCTGTAAGATGACCTTCGGTACAATGATAAGTTTCCATACGGAAACCTTCTTCTTTCTTAATAGCTTCTTTGGTTTGTTCTATATCCATCTGTCTTTCTCTTGTTTCCTTCCAATGTTATGTTCCATGAATTTTTCTAATTCTTGGTCTAACAGTTCTTCTTTGTGTTGATTATAGGAAAGAGTTTGGTCTCTATCCAATCGGTCTACCCAATATTTAGCCGCCATTGCTAATGCGTCTATAGCATCATCATGCCTTAACGACCCTTTGTCTCTAGTAAGCCTAGTCATCTGTCTAAACAACTGATGGTCTGGCTCATTCTTAAAATCTTCGTGAATTAACAAATCATCTATAACTAACCTATGACTATTCATAAGTGGTTCTAGGGTATCTATTATTCTTTTCTCTTTTTGTGTATTGTGTCTTACTTCTTCTATTTCACATGCGTGTATCTTTGCCATGATAGGTTTTAACAACTGAGTTGCCATACCATCACCAAAGTTACTCTCAATGACCACATAGTTCACATCATGCTTCCTTGCAATATTAGATAGTCTTGCCATAGTGTCATCACTATAACCACCTTCTAATGAGCCTACAGAGGTCAGATAAAGCACTCCATGAAGCATTTTAAGGACTGCATAGGCTGTCTTAT